CAAGTTTATTACTGCACCTCGCTTCTTGTCTGTGAAGAACTTGTCGTACCCCCACTTGGCATAACTCTCAGGGTTTAGGCTAATGCCATACTCCTCAGACCTTGCGACCTGCGTACCCAATACTTCGGGAACGGATGATATAACACCACCACCCGTGCTATCGCTAATCAGATTCTTGCCTGCAAGGACATAAGAAATCTTATCCTCCTGCAATACAAGGATGTCTGTCTGCCTACCATCTAAGATATAGATAGCACCAAAGTCATCCTCCAACGGCTTAAAGTTTAGTAGACCAAGATTAAACTCATTTAGTTTATTGACATTGGTCTCATCGTTATACACACCACTATAGGTCAAGTCAGCAAATCTGTGTGCCTCCTTGAAGTCCTGTGCCGATGTGGTTGTTGTTCTATTACCAAACTCTAATGGCTTACCAACAATCGAATCCCTAATCTTGTAACTCTCAACACCATTACCAAAAGCAAAGCAGTTGAAGAACTCAGTATCTATAATTGCCGATTGTGTACCCGATTGGTTTTGTACATTACCATTATGCCAACCGTTAGTGGTGTCTATAGGATAAGATGTCGATGACTCATACCATAAGTCAGGTAAAGAATCTTGTGGCTCTGTTTCAAAAACAAGAAGATTAGTCCTCCTAGATATAATTACACTAGCATTGATTGTAGCATTAAGTATATCTCTTCTACCACAGGCTCTTGTTCCTGTAACAACAAGACTTAGTTTGTTGGGTGTTGTCGGATGAGTAGATGGATACCTTACAAATTGCATATAGTTAATACCTATTGCAGTAGGAACATCAGACACAGAAGCAGCTATGTCTTGTATAAACTCTATAACAGATGGAGTGCCACCACATCCTGTTTCAGTTGTAATAACATTATTTAAAGCATCTTCTATGTTATCCCCTATAAACCATTGTCTAAGATTGGAGTAGTTATTTTGCACAGTAAAATCTATAGGTTCAAAAAGACTAAAATCTCCATCTCCTGTTTTTAATCTTCTTTTTTCACAGCCAAACGGGAAACAAGCCCCACCACTCCTATTACTACTAATCATTATAGTAACTGTAGAACCAAAAGGTATCGGCTCATCTATCCAATTCGTTCCATCAAACTCGTTGGCAGTAAGTTCTGCCTTCGGAAACTCTCCTGCTTCTTCTGCTTTATCAATTATCAACCCCGAAGCCGTAACCGCAAACTTGTCTGCTATAAAACTAAAGTCGTTAGCTTTTACTTTTATGTATACACCCGATGGTACATCCAAAGGCTCACCATCTTCATCAACAGGAACAGGGTCTATAAAGTCTTCTTCTTTAGCACCCTTATCCAATACAGTTGTATATGCACATCTCTCTAATACACCCTCCGAGTCTCTTTTAACTATAAGCCTATCCCCAACTTCTACTTTTCTTGTATTCTCTCCTTCAAGTAATACCCAAAGCATTCCCGTTTCGGAATCATCAAACGCTGCATTAGAGTATACTGTCTCGTAATTTTCCTTATCGGGTTTGATTACAAACTTATATCTTGATGCCCAAGATGGGGCAAGCTGTGTGTTAGGTATTGTCACTCGTATCTTGTTCTGTAGCTTAGAACTTGAACACGGAATGTGATTGTTATTTGTTGGACTCACTAAAGCTGTAGATGAACGATTGTATTCATCCATATAAACAATGCCAACTTCATACCCCCTATTACTATGTAAACTCTTAGGATTACCAATAGCTATATATTGAACATTTGTGAAATTAAATTCATAGTATTCATAAACGCTAAATGTAGGAGTAGTTACATCATCCACAAATCGCATGGCAGGAATCTGTAAGCTAATTACATCAGAGGTGTTGCTTGATATTATTTTTATAGGCTCTCCTGCTGCATCAATACCACTTTCTAGTTTTGTTAATGCGTCTAAGTTTGTTGGTATCTCGCAGTTTACTATATCGGTTAAAGTTAATCCAACACAAGCATTAGTTACTGTTTGTATATTGGTAGCTGTACCTATTTTTTCAATAAAGTCTGTATCGTTAGCCAACTCAAATGCACTATCAAAATCTTGTTGAAGTGTATAAGTAAAACTTATGCTTGTTGAATCTGTGGTATCAACAGGTGGTGGGGTGTCTCCCGAAAAACTATTGTGTACAATCGTGAAGTCTATGTATAAAACAGCACCTTGCTTTAATTCTACATCGGTTAAGTCTATATCTAATACTGATGATGATATAGCCTGTGAGCCATTTATGGTATAGTTTCCTGACGAGGTTACAGTATCTATAATTTCAAGACCCACTTCATTAGAAACCACTTCTGTAGTATATTCTAGTTTAGTTTCGTTTCCTGCAATATCCAATAAGTCATATCCCTCTACATAGTTCCCATATACCAAACGGTTACCCATGATTGTCTGTGCCTCTGCTAATCGAGGAACATTATCATAAAGCCTAAGTATCTCGCTATCGGGAAGAACGGTAAATATCTTGCTGTTACTAAATGTGTATGTCTGCTCATCATTATCAACCAATCCCAATTCCTCTTTATCTAAACTCTCTATTACCTTGATGATACCTGTGTTTATATCCTTGAACAACAACTCTATCTTTTTAACTAAGAACCCACCTGTATTGTATGTGATAATGCAGGCATTTGTGGAGTTAACCATCCCTTCATTTAAAAAGGCATCGTTAGTAAAATTGAATGATTTAGGAATGAAAGAAGGTGCAGAGAATTGCGATGTGGCTGAATACTCGCCATCCTCATATCTATACCTGTACGCAAATGACACAAACCTTTCTTCAAGGAAGTTGTTCTGAGTGGATGTTTCAACAGGTTCAATGCTTGGCGAGTTTACAGGTGGTCTTTTTAAAACCAACAACTCCTCTGCTGTAATGCCATCGGTAGATGTTAATGATGCAGGTAGTTCGTACTGCCTGTTTATGTTTATCTTTCTCGGTGGATTTAGGTTATCCGTAAAGAACAACAGGTCATCCACTAAATCTACGCCTGTGATTAGATACTGCTCATCAAAGTTAAGGGTGGTGTTTGCTCCTCCTCCATCATCTATAGATACCACATGGTATGTAAGTATGTTATCCTTTACATCAAGGGAAACAATCATGTCCAACTTACCTGTGTTACTCGCAGTAAAGTTTGAGTCGTGTACAAACCAATAGATAGTCTCTGCCTCTCCATCCTCATACGCACCCACACACCTCGCTTGGTCGGACAGGTTGGTGTCTTCAAATCTTAGGGTAGTAAGTTTGGTGTTACCCTTTACATTAGACACAGCACCAATCTCGGAATTGTTTTCATCAGAACCAATCCTAATGTTTACTGCATCAATGTATTCCCCGTTACGAATAAGGCGTTGGTCGGTATCCTTATTCATTCTACCCAATACAAAGTTCCTTTGAAAATTTGCCATATTACTTCAACCACTTGTTTTGACCCCTCAAGTTCATAAGAAGCCTACTCGGATGTATATTACTTAATCTTATCTTAGCGTTTCTTAGGAGTGCTGACTTTCTTCTTCTCGCCCTATTCACTACATACTCCTGCACACCAAGTTTAGAATTAAGGATTGCGTATTCAATGTACGCATAGATATAATCCTCGAATAATTTATTTACAGTTATCTTAGAGTTGTCTCCATTCTCCATACCATCAGACACATACTCAAGGATACACTTTTGGTCTGCCATGTCAGACGAGAAGTTTATAACACCACTCTTTCTGTCGATGCTGAATGTAGGATTTACATTCGCAGTCTCTGTGTTTAATCCATACCTCATGCCAAGCTGATAGTCGAAGTACCACTCGCCATCACAGCAGTATCCCTCCAATCCATCAAAGCCATGCCCTTGATTTAGGTATATGCTTTTCTTTGTGCCTGCCAATCTATCTGCATCTATCTGAGATTCCGTGTCTATAACATTGCCATCCACATCGAACTGTAGGCTACAGTCATTGTTTTGAAGGTACGCCTTGCTATAGTTGGTCTGTATGTTTTCCGTAAGTGGTAATAACAATCCATCTTTGTATACAGATATTCTTACCCAATTCACATAATCATCGGGCAACACAAATCTAAGGTTGTCGCATACATTTAATTCCAAAACCTTTATCTCCTTGAACGCATCGTAGTTCAACTCCTGTATCCCCCTCTTTGCGTGGAATAGAATCTTATATCTCGGCTCGTTATTTACAAGGCTGTTGTTCCCTTGATACATCAACATGAAGTTGTTGACAATATCAAACAAGCTAACATATTGGTACGAACCCCAATTAGCATCAGTCGGTGGTGTACCACCATTCTCATAATATTGGTATTGAGTTATATATGCCATTACTTATTATTTTAGTTCGTTACTTTCAATCTGCTCCTCTGCCTGTGCGTATTGTACTGCCTGTATCTCTCTGATACTCATGCCTGCATATTGAAGTATCTTGTTTACCAATCTCCTCTCGTCTTCATTTGGTAACTCAAAGTCTTGGTAGTCAGGCTGCGATTGGTCGAATGAAGGTTCTCCACCCGATAGCGATACATATGTCCACTTCGGTGGTCGTGGATATCTAATGTATTGACATTTCACATCGCCTTGAGTATCAATGGTTGTAGGGTATAGATACACAGAATCCCCTTGCTGATTGTACGCAGGGAATAAATCCGTTGGACTTGTTAGTAGAGAGCTAGTAAGCATTGTAATGTTTTTATTAGAAACATTCTCGGCTTCAATGGTATTTGTTCCCACAACCAAAACCTTATTAATGAAATAGTAGTCATCGCCTGTGGTGGTTTGTGATGGTAAAAAGAATTTGTTGTTGGTGTCGTGTGTCAAATCATTCTCTACAGAGAACATATCAATAACTTCTTCAATGCCCTTCTTCACATCAGCATAACCCGTGCCCGACTGCCTTGCGTTCTCCTTCGATACATAGTAGTTATATGAAGTGAAATAGTCTTCAAATATATCCATCTGTGCCTGTAAGGCAAACAGGTTGAAATCAGATGGAGAAACATATCCGTAGTTGTTCTTATTGAGTATAGCTAATACTGTATTTCTTACAGAGTTTATCATATGCTAAGTCTTTGTACAAAGATAAGCAAAAAAAAGAAGTGAGTTTTCTACCAACCCACTTCAACAAAAAAGGAAATTATGCTTGTAAAGAATCTAATCAAGTTGTTTCTCCAAGAACTCAAGGACTTCTACGCCCTCATCACTCTTGAAGTATGAAGATAGGAACTCTAATGTATCCTCTCCAAACGGAACTGCCACTAGCCTTTTCTTATTACCCTTTAGGTTATAGTGGACATCTCTTCCATTGTTACGGATTGACAATAGTTTCTCATCTATAAATTTTCCAATAGTACCCATCAACTGTAACTCAGGACTTGTTACTGCCGACATGAATCCTTCTGCATCTCTTTTTGCATACACCAACATATCCCTACGAAGTTCAGCAGTGGTCATCATAGATATATCCCTACCCAAAAGAACTCTACCTACAGTTTCTAACTGCTCAATGGTTAAGTCTTTTGCTGTAGCCAAAGCATCAATCTCTTGAACCATATAATCTAATTCTTCCTGCGCATCCTTCTCGTTGTCTATCTCCTCAAACTTCTTGCCGTTCAATGGATGATAGTGTAAGAACTGTTGAAGTACGGGATTGGTCTTTGGAACTGAAAGAAAGCCATCTTCAAAAACGATTGGCGCAATAATTGCATTACCATCCTGCTCGTCTTCAAATGGGCTATTCTGATTGGTTGCATACCTAAGTACCCTGTTCTGATTTTTCTCTTCATCGAAATGTAATAGAGGGAATCTTCTCGTATGCTTTGATGGTAGTATGAATGTTAGAGGCGCAGAACCTCTCATCAACCTATAGTTGCGGTCTTTTATTTCTCTTTTCATTTGAATTTAATTTAATTTAATGGATTAGGAGGTGTCGTGTAAGACACCCCCATATCCTTTCATTATTACAAAACCTGTATTATAAACCTAATCCTATTGCTCGAATAAGAAGAAGTTGTTTGCACCCATTGTACATACACATCTTTCAGATAGGAAGTTTACTTCCATTGCATCTAAATCAGATGTAGCTGCACCACCTGCTGAACCTGTAATCCAAGTCTTCATCTTACGGTCTTCTGCTTGAGAAGCACGGTAACGAATGTGTAGGAAAGGTCTCTTAGCGTTCTTACCAAGAACTTGGTCGTATACGCTTGTTGTACCCGCAGGTACTAATAGACCATTCACACGACCTGAACCTGCTACCGTTGGAAGTCCTCCACGCATAGTTGGGTCGTTCAAGTATTTCCAATCTGTCTTGTAGAAGTCATATCCTCTACGGAATCCTGAGAATCCTAGATTCAATGCCAT